TTTCATTTACTAATTTAGAGAGTGGTGTATCCGATGTGAAATCATCTATCGAATTAAAATCTGCATAAAAAATAATGAGTCCTGCCAGTAACCTTTCCTCGGCAGTCAGTTCGATATCACCTAATGCCTGGAAACAATCAAGAATTACCCGGTAGTCCCCATTATTTCTTATCTTATATTCCACATCATCAATTACCACTGATGTTGGAATATCGTACATTATTTACCTCTTTTACTCTTTGTATACTTATCTGTATGCTTACGCACTCTGTTAGATAAAGTAGTCATTTCTTTTGATACATCTGTTTCATACAGTTCAGCCAATGTATCTATTATGTGTTCAAACCGGAATTTACCATTTATTGGGTCATACATAGACCCATCAACTGCACACAGTTCGGATACATTAGAATTAAAAATATAATCAACCAATTTTCGCATTTCAGCATCCGCTTTCTTTAATGCTTCTATCACTTCTGCTGTTGCTTCATCTGTCATAAAATTATAATCTTCAGCATTACCATCTACATTTGGTAAATTCTGAAATGCGTCATTTGCAAGCTGAACTAATTTTGGATACGCTTCTTTAAGTCGCGCCAGAATATTTAAATCTGAAGTATTCAGTTCCAATATTCTGGAATCATCCCCGTCTATCCGAAACCGTTTCTTACGAATAACGTCTAAACTTAAATCAGCTACATTTTGGGTTGTTTGTGTGCTCATGTTCTCCTCCTATAGGTAATCAAATATATCAGGGCGTAGCAGTAAATTCAAAATCATCTGCTAATTTATTAACAGTACCGAGAGTTATCTTGTTACTGAAATACACAGAAATCGGGAAGTTTACATTACTATCACCGCCAATGCTATTATAAGTAATAGTACAGCCAGTGTGCTTTTCTGCCGCATATCCCTCAGTCGCATCACCGACAAATGCTGTAATAATGTAAACGGTAAACTGACTCAGTTCAGATAATGCATTTCTACGTCTAATATCATTCAGTTTAGCACCGAGTTTAGAACCACCCAGAATCAGATACGGGTCAAAGTCTTGCTGAGGCTGAGTTCTGTTAAGGTCAGTGTAGTTGATACCAAGAATATCTGTAGTAGTTTCAATATCCGGATTATACTCAATACTAGAATCTTCAGTACGAGTACCAAGAATTTCGCGTACTTGCTGCGCACCTTCCATCCACTCTGCTACCGTGATAAGAAGTTTACGTTCGGCACGTTGTCCAGCGGAAAGATTAAATTCTTGAACAGCCATTTAATTTACCTCCATAATTTTTTACTTACGTCTAAATACTGTATTTCGATTGTGATACTATATATAGCTAAGGGAGGAGATACTTCATCGTCAATACCGTCAAAACTGGGATTTTCAGTTGTTGTTGATATTTCATCGACTATGCAATCTTCTCCGAAATCTGGGTAATTATGTAACTCATTCTGTTCTCTAATCCAATCAATTAATGCTTGAATATCGGACATATCAGATACGTTTTCATTTGGATAACCTTCCATTTTCACGACAGCTATATCTGCTGTGGATTTATATAAGATGATAGTAAAAGAATAAATCTTAAGTACACCACCATCTATATATTGTCTGCTTGCGTATCGTTCTTGAGTCTGAGTTACAAATTGGTTTGTATCATCTTCGGCATTGATGAAATTAAAGTAGAGGGGACTATTCTTAATTGTCGGGCACTTTATTATATAATCAATAACAGCTTGATTTTTGTCCACACTCATTATTTCAATCCTCGCTTCTTACACTCTTTCTTTAGATATCGTGTAATTTCAATGTTTGCCTTTAATTTAGGTAAATATCTGAAATACTTATCCCAATGATGATGAGTTCCTTTCGTTGTATATCCGAATTTCCACCCTTTCCAAGAACCGGGTATACCTAATTCTCTACCAGTTGGATATTTTCGTTGGCCTGGAGTAGAATACCATCCAACTATTTTGCCACCTTTAACAATGGGGTGATTCGGTCCATATACCTCACCACCATATTGATATCGGGCATAATTAAGTCCTTCACCCCAAACTATCATATTAGATGTAACACGTGCGGAATTTCGTAAAGCGCCTGTTTTTTTCGGTACAAATGGATTAATGGCATCTTTTATACGCACATTAATTTCAGTTTTTACCTGCTTATCATTAAGCATGTGTAAAAGTTTTTGCTGTTTCTTTGTACGAAATCTTTCTACATCTAATGTGACAACTGGAATATCTGGCATGACTATATACCTTTTACATAATAATGTTCATTACCTCTCCCGCCCCCGGTATTATTTGCCCATTCTTGAATTTCAATACAGCCCTGTAAAGATTTGTATTTTTTCTTTAAATCTGAAGAACGCATACCTGAAACGTATTCATTTATTTCATCGTCTACTTCACCTTTTACAATTATATCACCTTGTGACAATGTAAAATATTGTGACATTAAATCATTTGGTATGGCTAACCAATCCTGCTTTTCTAAAAATTTATCATCTTTTCGTAAACGACAGATGATATCTTTAGTTTCTAAAACAGTGTTGCCGACAAAAACTTTATTGCCAGTATATTTCCAAAAAGCACCAGTTACAGTAGTTCTAAACCATCGTACAAGATTTGTTTGTTTATCTTCGTATCTGTTATATATAGTTACGGTAGTATTCCACCATGATGGATAATTATTCATTCGGATACACTCCTCTGTATAATAACAGATAACCTAGTGAATTCTTGACTCCAGTTAAGTACATTCTGACTGTTGATTCAATCTCTTTTTGTAAAGTGTCTGTTGCGTCCTTTGCTGAAAGTGTATTGTATGATGTGGATACACCATCGTTTGATTCACTTGCAATACCCGCTTTAACAGACCCATCGGCTGTCTGAGAATCAACTACCATTGCTTTTTGTCTGTCATTGATTAACTGTATAAGACGGAATATACACCTTTTTACTGCTTCTGGATATTCTTCTTGATTCTGTAAACGATTAAACGTCCACCAATCTACAATACTTCGGGCCTCAAATTCTATTTGCTGAAAGGCGGTTTCTTCCATTTCAGCACCACCCATATTAATATATTCATCATATGTTAGATACATGAGAAACCGCCTTTCAAATAAGGAGGAAAGAAGAAATAGTAATTAGCCAAGAGAAATAATTCTGGCAATCGGAATAGCTTTGATGTTGATATACTTCTTAGCAGTACCGCCCGTATTTACCAGTTCCCAGTTAGCGCCGTCAGACAGTTCTGCATCTGTCGGAGACAGAGTAGACATGTTGGCTTTGGTAAAGGAAATACCATACGGGGCAAAGCATTTACGTTGTCTGTTATACAGTGTATCCTGACCACCGTTAGTCTTGGGATCACGGCTCATTTCTGCCGGAACCTTCGCACCGCAGTTAGTGTACTCAATAGCACCGTCACCAAACAGATAAGTTACATACATCGGCTGTCCGGCACCAGTTTTCTCATAGTAACTACCAATATTGTCATCCTGTGGATTAACAACAGCAGTATAATGATAATTGCCGGAGGAACCTGTACGAGTGTAATAAGTCTTACCTGCTGTGACAGCGGTATCAGAAGTTTTGGAGAAGGTAGCTGTGCCCGTATCTTCCAGAACCGGCATACTGTCATCAATCATAACAAGTCTACCATTAAGAGTAGCCATGCCAGTTTCTCTCTCCATACCGTTTGCATCGTTGTACTTGAGATATACAAGGATCTTCATATTCTCAAGATTAGTTGCAACAGCGGAGTGCATAATAGCGAGGCTAAATCTATTCTTGTGGTCGCCCGATGCTTTCTGAATAGCAGTATTCAGAGAAGTAGCATCCATGAAACCAGTTTTACCCTCACTATTTGCTACAGTATGAATATCGTGAGTATGCTCGGCAACGAATCTAGCACCTTCCGTATCGGACATACTGAATACGCCATTGAGGATTGCTACAATAGTAGCCTGATCAATTTCATCCCAATATTCAGCTACCTGTTGGGCAACGTTTTCCATGAAATCAACTCCACCTGTGATGTCATAGGAAAAGTCTTTTTCGGTCCATGCGTTGGCACGACCTACAACAACTCTAGAATGACTGAAAGTCTGAGTGGTATGGGAAGTGATATTTGTCACACCATCGTAGTTCAGCGGAGCCATACCACTGATAAGACCTTTCAGTGGAGTGGTAATGTAGTTACCGCCCACTTGGTCAGCCATCGCACCGGCTAAATCCTGTCGGGATACAATTGCTCTGGAACGGAGCAGTTCGTTAAGTTTTAGATTTGGTACTTTATCAACATACCGTTGAAATACTTCCCCATTAAAAATTTTGCTGTCAAACTGTGGCATAATTACCTCCTAATTACATGTCAAATGTTACATCTGGATTTTCATTTTTCATTCGCATCATATCTGATAACGATAACTTTTGTGGTTTAGGGTCATTGGTACCCTTTACGAATGTTGGTTTCGGTTGCTTTGGGTCTGTCTGCTTTACAAATGCATCATCGTTATCTTTCGCATACATCTCCACAAAATCTTCTGCACCAATAATTCGACCATCTTCAAGCTGGAGATTTTTTGCTAACATGGCCTGTGTAAAATCTCTCTTTGCCGCTTTACTGGAAAAATTCTTACTATTAGCAAACTCTTTTACTGCAAATTCATATGCCTGTTTACTAAGCTGTGTCTGATAATCTTTTGTTTCCTTATCATAGCGTTTTTGTAAGTCTGCTAAATCTTTAGATGCCTGTTTAAGTGCTTCTACATCACCTGCATCCTTTAATGTTTGCTGGAGTGCGGCTAAATCTGTATCTCTAGAAGAAATTGTGTTTGTCAATTCTGTAATTCTTGTATCTTTTTGAGACAATTCATTATCATACTTCTGTTTAGATACATAATTACCTTCAGTTAAATCAACAAATTTTGCATCTCCGGAAGCCGCTTGAAATTGTTCCCAAGTAAGAACACCATTTTCAGCTTTGTCAAAAAGTTCTTTTACTGTCATGTTACATTTCTCCTTCACATTCTTTTATATCTGCTTAGCTTATAAATCCGCAGTTGCAGTTCTGCGATGAATGGGATGTTTTTATATGTTGTCATCCACAACTAAATATAATATAAAAGACTTATGTCTTATTATATACTAAACCAATTAATCCCTTATTACAGTCTGCGGTAGAACGTGCATTTCTTTAAACGTCTTTATGCTAGACTTTTCAACAGTGATACACACAAGTAATCTCACATGTATCACTGTTGAAAGGAGGTTAACAAATGAGAACACTAGCAACCCGCACAATTATTATATTACAAATTATATCATTTGTAAATACAATTTATGGAAATAAATTAGATAACTTTATAATTTGGTACTGACATTCTATCTTTATGTATTGCTAAACCACAATCTTTACTAAATTTGTAATATTGTTGTTGATACTTAATAACTTTCTGTCGTGCAATTTTAGCGGCATTCATATTACCAGATTCTTGATATACAATTTGTTCATCTTTTGCATATCGAATTTTAGTTTCCATCTGTCTCTGAATCTGTGTACATTCGTACATAGTTATATGCTTACCATCTGGAAGTACATAACCTTTATGATTATCGTCTATAAACTCTTGCAACTCCTCTTTTGTATGAAGCGGTTTGGTTACACCAACAATGATGCTGCGTGCTATATGTCTACAATTCCAAAGTCCTATAATACGTTGTACTCCCGTAAACTTTTCACCGTCAACATCTTCAAAATCTTCACTGTTCTGTAGTTTTTCCCAATTCTCGTTCGTAAGCTGATGCCCCTGAAATGGTTCATGGTCTAACGCACAATTTATATGTACACTCAATTCTTTACCATCCGCACCTATTTCTTCACCAATCATATCTTCTGTTGCTTGTCGAATTGCAGTAACTCCTTCTAACACGTTTCTTCTCACAGCAGTATCCAATCTTTGGGTATAACCACTATCCCATGATAATCTTCTGATGCCGCTATCAGATAATTGTTTTAGAGTTTTTCGCATGGCTGTACGATAATCAATACCACTTTGTACTGATTGAATTGCTTCATCCACAACAGATTTATAAGTATCATCGATAGACTGAAATTTTAATATTCCCGGATGTTTCAAATCCCTAATTAAAAATCCAGTCGCTTTTGATTTGGATAAATTTTCATATGTTTTAGCAGTTCTATCCCCTACAATACGCACATACGATTGTAGTTTATTATTTTTCTCATAAGGTATAAAAGATTTATGTCTATAATCATATAGCGGTTTAGCATCCAAATTTGTTCGTATAGCTACTGTTTTAATAAGCGATTTTATATCTTTCACTTGCACGTTTGATAACTTTGCAAGTTCTTGATTCATTTTTCGTATATCTGCCCCCATATCAACTAATAATTTCATTCTATTGATATCTGAGGAAGATATTTCCCCTATCTCCCTCACACTGAGTGCAATCTGAGATATAACATAGGTATTAATTAATTCTTGTCGAGTCGCTATTGGTTGCACTAATTTATCAATGACGCTCTCACTTAACATTACTCATTACCCCTGTTATTTTGTGCGAAATTCATCATTTCACTTTCCATAGCTCTTTGATTTTCTTCATCAATCTTAGCTAATGCATCACGTGCCTGCTTTTCAGTTTCACCAAAGTACCACATACGATTTTCAAGTTTAGAAGTTAATCCATTCTGCATAAGAGTAAGACGCTTATTTATTTCTGTATCAATATCAACAATAATACTATCGTCCCACTCAAAATTAACTTCATACTCACCTTCAGGTGTAATTTCATATAAAGAAGCATATACATTCATGACATATATAACATCACGAATAGCGTCCTCTATAGCTTGCTGAATATCTGCATTTGTCTGATAACTTCTCTGTTTAAGTATCTTCAATTCTGTTGCTGTACGTGCTACATCCGCACTATCTGACAAAGTACCACGACTTATACCACACACATCTTCTATTCTCATAAGAATAGTATTCAAACCACTAATGTAATTGGTATCTCTTAAACCGGGGGCATATGGATAATATGTATCAGAATCAGAACCTAAGTCAAGTTTTCTATAAAGTCTCTGTTGTAAATGATTTGTTTTTAACTTGATATTTCCTGCTTCATCTATATCAGGTCTCAAAGCATCTCTATCAATATCAATAGCCATTTCACCAGCTTCATATTCCCAGAGTAATCTACTATACTGTAAATCTGCGTCACGAATAAGTTCTACGGCTCTGCTAAAACCAGATACACCAAGAGGACTTGTCGGGTCTATGGTATTAGCTTCTGGCATCCTGAAATAACCAAACAACGGTTTTGTCACATTCTTTACAACTGTTTTCGGCTCTAAATCTTTCCATTCAGGCACTTCCGAAAGTGAAATTTCTTCCCCTAAATCAACATTATCTATATCACCAGAATTTCTTACATTATTAGACTTATACGCCTTATTAATAACTGTTACTGTGTTATTTTCCCATTTATGATATTCTAGTCTACGATATACTTGATTCCGTTCAACTTTTGACTGCACAAATGCGGCTTCTGTGATTTTTCCTGAAGCATCAAACGCCAGTGGATAAAACGCATCTGCTTGAATAAAATCAAATTCTATATCAGCAGAGGACGTATCTGTGTCATCTTCTAAGGCATTATTTAAAACGACATATGGTTTTATCACTAATCCGCCCTTAGCAATACCATATTCAATTTGTTTTCTTAACTGCTTTTTTAATTTTTTATACTGGCTTTCCAAATACTCAGCACGGGAAGAATCGCCCAAAACCTTCTCTTCTATTATAGTTTCTGGAGATAATGGTTTAGGTATGGGAATCTGTTCACCTTCCGGACCAACTGTATATTCTGGTTCTCCTGGATAATCAGGATTAGGAACTTCCACTTCTTCCACCGGTGCTGTTATCTCTGACTCCAATTCTAATAACGCCGTTCTGGCTTTTTCACTTGCTATCATAGCAGGTAATCCTAATGAAGCAATTTTTGTTGGGTCAATATCATCTGGTTCATGTAACCAGGGTGCTTTATTCATATACAGATTAGTCCAAGTTTGTATTGCAGTTTCCATTTTTGGAGAGATAGCATAAGAAACATGTAACTCATTTTGAATCGTTCGACTTCCTATCATATTCTTAATTAACTCCCTTAATCTTGATACTATGTTTCCCCACATAGACATATTTAATTACCTCATTTACGCCGTCTACGGTCACTTATATAATCTCCTTTAGTATATCCCATAGATTTTGCGATTCTCAATGCTTCTTCAAAATTTTCTGCTGTTATAGTACGAATACCGTGTTCGGTGTTAGAAAATGTATATTCTTCGGTATTCGATCCAACAAACCCAACACTTTCTCCCAATCTTTGGGCACAAAATCGGGGCGCTGACCGGCATCGTTTAAACCAAAATATCCCTGTCCTCTGGGATTAGCATCTGGATATTTACCTCTATATTCTTTTTTATGATTGACACTATCCCAACCATACATATATTTTGCCATTATACTGCCACCTTTGAATTAACCAATTTCTTAAATACTATATTACCCGATAATTCACCTGATAAGTCTTTCCCGTATAATAATATAGTTTCTGGTTCTAATTTATCAAGTACATATTGCCAGTTTGCTTTTAATGCTCTGAAATCTGCCCATCTACCTTCGCCCATAGTTGATATTGCTATCGTACTGTGTTTCGGTACTCCATCAAGACACCACTCTAAATCTTCATCATTACCCCATGTGATAGTAGGTATAACTTTCATTCCGTGTTCCTGCCAGTACCTGCCACACCACATTTTACGATAA